TTTAAAATATTGAAATGTGTTTTCTTGTTCATGTATAGGTCTATCGTACGCTAATTGTTTTAGCTTGGATCCATCAATCAATGTGCCTGAGGAGCCTAAGAATTCGCAACAGTATTCTTGCCTAAATTTTTGTTCATCGTAATCTAGTGCTGCAAGTGTTTCTTCTTTCCACTTTTCGTCTCGGCCAGGAACATCATACCACATAACTTCTTCGTATTGATAACCGTTTGTTTCTTCCCTTGCACCTTTACAAGTTTTCCAAAAATGGTTTAGACCATTAGGAGTCGATGTCATAAGAAGTTTTGTTGACTCGCCAGACGAGATAGTAGGATAAACAGATGCGAAAAATTCGTCATATCCTTCGATGAATGCAACCTCATCAAGATATAGAAAATTAACTGATTTACCACGAATTGCGCTTGAAGAGGTAGTACCTGCCAAAACTTGACAACCATTCTCAAGTGCAATGTTTCCTTTGTTCCATTCTTCAACCCCTTGTTGCAACCATTTAGGTAATGCTTCAAATGCAAGCTTAACTCTCGCCATAACTTCTCGAGCGGCATCACCTTTGTTAGCTAATATAGCAACGGTTTTAAATTCGTTAAATAAAACATAGTGTAAAATAATCGCCATAGCAGTAGTTGTTTTACCGGACTGACGTGCAGTTAATACTGCAACTCTACGGTTATCTGTAATCTTTCTTGTAATATTTTCTTGATATGGATACATTTCAAAAGGTACAAGACCTTTGTCAACATGAACAATCTTAATATATGTCTTAGCAAAATATATCGGATCCTTTGCGCATTTCATATATTCTTTTAATAGTTCAGGAGTCCATTCAATTTCTTGTCCGCTATTTTTAAGATTAACATTGCCTAAATAACCTTCACTCATTTGTATTCTCTTTTAACATTTTTAACAAATCAGCAGTTGATACAATAAGATTATTGTTTGTAACATTACTTTGTGCAGCTTCTTTTGGCCCGTTGAGCTCTTCTTTTGCAAACTTTTTCTTAGTAGATACCTCAGCAAAATCTTTATTTGCGTCTAACAATGTTTTCATAAGAGTAGATACAACTTCAAATGCTCTAGGTTGTTCAGACTGCTTTGCAATCTCGAGCATTTCTCTTACTGCTTCTTGTCCAGTATTCATTACATCCTGAATGTTTGATCTTACTTTTTCTAAATCATTTAGATTTTCATCATCAAATTCTACGATTTCAGCAGGCAGATTTTCTTCTACAACTTCAATGGGTAAATCTTCTGTGGCTTCTTCTCTCACTTCTGAAAGAGGCCGCATGCCCAGATTTTCAGCTATTTTATCATTATTCATTTATTCACTCACTATTGTTTTAATTATACCCCAATTATCGTCGAATTCTATATCAGTATATGGTACTGAACCGAAATCAGGCGAAGTAATAAAGATTGTAGGAACTGTTCTATAACCAAGACCAGCATTCGTTACAGTAATTGAAGATACATCTCCGCTTGGAAGAATATTAGGAATTGCTGTAGCCGTGGTAGCAGTAGGCGCAGAAACATTTACAGTTGGTGTATTTGCGTAAAATTTTCCGTTATTTGTAATCGCTACACTATCTATGCCACCGTTAACAAGATTAGGCGTAGCTGTTGCCGCAAACGAAGCTGCCGTATCATCTGGATCTTGAATAGTAACTATAGGAACTGTATTACCATATTCAGCACCACCTTCAACTACATTTATAGCAGAAACTACACCGTCAGTTACAACTAAATTAGCAGAAGGCAATGATTTATCAAAGTTACTTTCAAACACGCTGCCGTTTTGTGCTGTTGTTGGTACTGTATAAGATGAACCATCTGCTCCAGACATAGAAGCTTGAGCATCCCATGTAATATTATCAACGTATCCGATAAAACTTCTGTTTGCTCCATCAAACACAGACTCGTTACCTTGGGCATCACCAGCTCTAATTATGTGGCCAGGGAATAATATATTACCGCTACCTTTAGCAACGGAAGTACCCTTTGTTCCGTTTAAGTTAACTCTTATATCTGTGCCTTCTTGTTCGACTTCAACGTGGTTCCATTGATTTAAAATCAAATTACTATCAGAGTTTACACTTGCTCCACCTCCGTATTGGAATTTTACTTGACCATCATCTGAGTTATAAAGCAATTTCCAGAAGTTAGAAAATATTAAAGAGAATGGATTACCTCCAGGAAATGATGTTGGATAAACCCACAATTGTATTTTATAACCAGTTGCCGTATTAAAAAATCCAGCAGAAGTATGTAATTCAGTAACATCATCTTCATGGTCGTGATGCAAAGCATCATCTCCAAATTTAAATTCTGGTGATTTAGAAGGTGGAGGACTTATTGTAAAAGTAGGATTACTATAGAAATTACCACCATTTGTAACTGTGATTGCATCGATTACTCCATTTGCGGTACTTGCAGTAGCTGTAGCAGTGGTAGGAGTCGCGTCTGGTAATGATATAGAAATAGTCGGAGTTGTACTAAAGTATCCTCCAGGTTCAGCTACTGATATATTAGTGATTGATCCACTAGTTAAAGTAGGGATTAAACTCGCGTTAGCTACATCTGGTGCAGATATTGTTACAGTCGTATTCGCATTATACTGTTCACCAGAATTAGTAACAGTAATAGAGCTCACTGTACCGTTAACCAAACTAGCAATAGCTTGTGCCTGTTCTCCATCTATAGTAATAGGTTCACCGTTTGCGCTAAGTCCAGGTCTAATATCTAAACCTTCTATGAATGGAGAATCTGTTGCTGTTCCGTTAAACATATCAACGTCTACAAATTTAATTACTTGTTTTCTCTTTTCTGGTCCAAAGAACCAACCCTTTAAAGTAAATGTAAGAGTATATAATATAGCTCTTCTTTCTTCGAAAGTACCTTCATAAAGGTCTTCAGTTGTAACACTTGTCATAATAATTGGAATATCTATTGGGTCTATATCAGGTATCATTTGAGCAGACACAGTAAAATCTGGTGTAAAGAACGGAAGTATTTGTTCCATAATTTTTGTAGCATCTTCTGCGTACTTAGTCATAATGTAAAGAGAAAACTCTAAGTTATAAGGAACTGGAGAATAGATAAAATCTCGTCCATCATCAGTTTCATCTTTATTTCTTTTTATAAGTTTTTGAGTAGAACCAATTTTTCGCGTAGCATCATAAGCAAGACTAGTCATCTCAAAAGACATTCTAGGCAGAGTCATAGCGGGACGACGGCTGTTAATAAGATCAGGATCTTGAGTTGCTCGTGCTAATATTTTTTGAAATGGTGCGTAAGATAACGGCACAATCATATCTTTTTTAGTAACGCCTGCGTTATCTTGTCTCTGAATTTTTAATTGATTAAACAGAGTCCCAAACAGTGCAACATATTTTCTTGTCGTTGAGTTATAAAAGTAATTTGCAATTGCCATATTATGAGTCCTGTATTGAAATATTTTCGCTGAATGGATCCATCTCAGAGAAATCTATGATATCATCAGCCTGCGACTCGAAGAATACGTTTTGGGAAATAGGATCTGTGTTTGCTAAATTCGTAAGTGTAGTAACGGTATTAGCAGAAGTATCAATATCTTCAAAATAATTATCAATCTCATAATAACCAGTATCGAATGTTTCACCAGAATATTCTGCGAGTTCACAACGCATATCATACACTTGAAGAGAACCAGATTGATAGAATATACTTTCGTGCTCAACATGCTGAATTTTGTACATTTTACCGTTAAGAGGGAGGAATATCATTTCTCCTTCCAACGGTCTTTTTCTAGTGTCTTTTTCTCTTGTTACAAACCGTTCGAATGTTCTTATTGCTACAGTAAATGTAATTGAGTCTCTGATTTGAAGACCAAACTTACTTAAGAAATCTCCTTCACCTTCAAAACCGTCAACGTTTTTAATATAAACTTCAAAATCGTAATAGTTATCAAATGTAGGTAGATCATCCTCATTTAAAATCTTATCGACATTAGAATGCAATCTCGTAACGAACTTAACGTCGAGACCATAGATCTGAATTGATTCAATTACTAAGTCATCAATTAAGTTCTGTTCGTTTGTGTTATCAATGTTTCTAAAGAATGCATTAGTTGCCATGATTTATCCAATGAAGTTATATGTAAGTGGTTGCAATGAACGTATTGCGTCTTCTTCTATTTGTTGCCGCTCAGCTCTTGCTTCTGATAAGATTTGTTCACCGTTAAAAGATACACCACCTACTAATTGCATATTGGTAAATTTAGTTAAGTTTAGTCCCCATTGTTCTCTTACCAAAACAGCAGCATAGTTCTGTAACCAACGATCTGTCCAAACATCAGCATATTCGTCAGGGTCAATAATATCATAAGCTTCTATAATAATATAGTTACCTACTACCCAACCCTTTCTATCTGTATCAACATGCAATTTATTAACATGTCTATTATAACGAACCATCGGTTTACCGACAAGAATTTCTTGAAGGAACTCGATATGTTGCATAGTCATATAATAGTTCTGCATACTATAGCTTGTCATATCCTGAATATTATTTAAAACGAATTGATATGTTACGTTAAACATACCAGTACCTGTTGAGATAGATGTATCGAAAGAGAATATTTTTGATATACCTAAAAGTTTAGGAGGTAAAGGAACCCAACCTCTTTCTTTATCTTCTTCAGTTATCTGGTGTTTAAGATATACCATTTGTGATCCGTTGTAATGGTAATCTCTCCAAAAAGAAACTGCTTCGTCTACTCGGTCTTCAATCTGTTCTTCTGACACGTTAATTTGAATAACAGGTGCACCGATTTTTCTTAAGACGTAATCTTGAAATTCTTCTCTTGACTGTGGTTGCGCCATTGTTTTCTCCTTACGCCAGTTCTTCTTTGATGATTACTTTAATGTAACCTGAGTTTGGAAAACTCTCGATCTGACCGTTATTGTATGTAACCTGGAATTCTGCGTTATGAATACCGGTGTTAGATGTATCACCAGCTTGCCAAGTATATGATACTATACCTTTTGCCGGATTTACGATTGCGCCTGTTCCCAGATTGATAACATTAGTGCCAGAATCTGTA